TCGGCAAATTTAGGGTGGTCAGCAACAACGAATTCTGGTAGTTGGCTGTTAAGTATCGTTGAAATTTTATCATTAAACTTTGCCATTGTTCATTAATAACTTGATGTTGTTGTATAACCTACACCAGCGTCAGAGGAACCTCCTACAAACGAATCTGCTGTAACATTAATAGTTGAGTTTGCAATATCTAACTCTACAATTTGGTCTCTTACAGGAACAACATCATTAGAATTTGGTGTTACCGTTAACTCAACAACCGTTGATGTTGCACCTCTAATATTTGAAATTGAAGCTACATTTAAAGAGTTAAGAGTAATTTGACCTGTGTTATAATCTATTGTACCTTGTGTTTCATTTGAGTATGTTCTAATACCTGAAGATAGATAATATCTTCTAACATTACCATTACCATCATCATCTAAAAATTGTTCTAAATCACTACCTGTTACTTTGAAACCTGTTGAACTTAAAATACCACCTGCTGATTTGTTATGGCCAGAATGTGGATTAAATAATGAATTTCTAAAGTAAATATCATATTTTGTAGATGATGATAGAGTTGGTGTAAAACTTTTTCTAATTTTTATAGTTGTAATGTTTGATAATATACTTGTATCAACATCATCTATTAAACCTGTTAATTTTGAATGACGATATACTGCGTCAAATTTTTGTAATGTATTTGTATTATAATTTGTAACAGCAGTTGTAATTTCTGATTTTAAAGTATCACTTGATTTAGTTGTTGATTTTGAATCATATTTTACCGTTGATGATAATAATACTGAAGTTGTTTCCGGGTCAACAATTTGTGGCGATACTGAAGCTACATTATAAGGTTTTAATTTATTTACAATATCTTGTTTTGTAGTTTCTGTTAATGTAGAACCTGAAGCTGCCTTAACACCTATTTTTACAATACCATATCTTGGTGTTTCATCATCTTCGCCACCCCATGCACTAACTGATAATGCGTTAGGATAAATTGATTGTACAAGTGTTTCATAATCAGTTGTTGTAACTGCTCTATCTTGAGCTGCATATTGTAATGGTGCATTATGTTTAATTGATTCATTTGTTTCTGATTCAGAACCACCTTGTGAATTTGAAACCGTAACAATTGTAACATCTGAAAAACCACCAACATTACCTGATAATGTAAATGAACTTGCACTATTAGATACATCTTTGTTTGTTACAATATATTCTAGTATAACAATGTTACCATCTACAAGCGCTTTACCATTTACGCCATCGCCAAAGTAAACTTCATATTTGCCGTCTTGTCCTTCTTGTATAAAATATACTTGTGAAATAGCGTCAACATTATTATAACCACCTGCTAACGAATAAGTGTTTGTTGTTGTATCGCTAGAACTATTTTGAACTTTAACTAACAATGTTGAAGTGTCTGCGTTAGCACTTGGTATTATAAATTTTTGGTCAACATCTGTACTATCAACCGTGTATTTAAATGTTACTAAAGAGCCTTCATAAACTGGCACATTAGAAAATTTGTAAATACCACTAGAAGGTGAAATTGTAATATCTGAATTTGTAACATATTGATAAGATGTATTTTCAACCGTTGTTGTAAACACGGTACCTTTTGACATTGTAACACTTGTGCCTGTTGCATTGTTAAGTGTAACATCAATAGAGGCCATTGGCGCTCTTGGTGATGAAGGAGTATAACCAATCATCTTTGCTAATGATACAATATTATTTCTTATGTCTGCACTATCAAGATATAATTCGTTAGTTGACATATTTGCCAAGTAAGCAAGATAGTGTGTGTTGTAAGATAAAATATCTAAAAGAATATTTAAAGAACTACCTTCAAAATCATAATCTTGAAAAGATGTTTGACCTTGTAAAAATGATTTTAAGTTTAGTTTGATTGCGTCAAAATCGTAATCTGAAACTACTAGTTTATTGGACATTTATTATCTTACCCTCTGTAAAAATGTTTGCACTACTTGTGGACCTGGTACACCCACTACATAAAAATAAATGTCAACAACTAATCTATTTTTATCTTGGTCGTCATCAACAGCAACATTTTGTAATTCTACTCTAGGCTCATAGTTAACTATGACCTCTTCTATTTTTCTTTCTAAAAAAACTTTAGTCATTGGTGTAAAGTTTTCAAATAATAACTCTCTAACACCACAACCTAATTCTGGATTAAAAGGTCTTTCATAAAAGTTAGTTTGTATTAAATTCTTAACTGACCTTTTTACTGCTATAACATCTTCAACCACATTGACATCATTCGTAACTGCATTTCTAGTAAAGTCTAGGTCAATATCCCTAAATCTTCTTGAATTTCTTGTGCTTTTGTTTTGTGTTTGTGAGTCGTATATTGCCATAACGGTAATATTTATATACTTTTTCTAACCGTTTGCAAAAACATTACCAGAACCGCTTGTCATATTACCACTATCTGCACTATCGCCTATTCTAGCAACTGCTAAACTCTCTACAAACACATTTGGTGAGCCTACATTTACATTTGCTACATGAGGGGCACAAGGTGGTAATGGAGGAAAAGGGTGTGATACGGTAGGGTCGCTTACTCTTGCAATCAAAATACTATTTGCAAAACAAGTACCTTGTCCTGGTGTATCTAAAGTAGTTGTACTGGTACAAATATGACCAGTTGATAAACTATCACCTTTTCTACTAACGGCTGGCATTCTTAGCTTTTAAAGCCTCTCTTCTTCTTTCTTTAACTAACTCTTGTTTTATCTTTCTACCAATAGGTATCAAAATTCCATGACACATTTCTTTACCTTTTTTACTGATATACTCAACACTTATCATTTTATCTTTAAAATTTGATTGTACTGACATTATAGCCTTCTTTAGACTTAATTGTTCAGTTTCTTTTTCTTCACCTGCTTCATTCCAAAACTTAAATACTCTCATTTTAGGCATAATTAACTTTCTATATTATATTTTATACATCTTTTACTGATATTACGCACTTTTCACAACGACAATGTTTACAAATTTCTCTTTCATAAGATTCTCCTGTATATCCGTCTTCATCTTCAACGGTATATCTTTTTCCACAATGAGATTTGTGTCCACAATTGTTGCAATAAGTCATATTACTATTTATTAAAAATTACAGCGAGCTATTATTGATTGTAACTCAATTCTTTTCATGTCATCCATAGAATCCATTGCTGATTCGCTGATTCGTTCATAATCAGGCGACCATTTACACTCGAATCGCTCTTTTTTTGTTGAAAAACTGCAAGAATTGACTAATAAGAACAAAAATAGAACAAAAAAAGTTAAAAAGCGTTGATTTATAAAGGTTTTTTCTTGCATTTTTTGAAAATAGTGCTTGCTTTCTACATTTAGCCGTGATAGGATATCCATATGATTAAAAAAGGAGACACTATGAATACTATATTTAGTATTACAACTATACTTTCAGCGATTTTAGCTGTTGGTGCAATAGAAGATTGTGGTGGTCATTGTTTAGGCAATGAAAACTGGACAATGTTCTTTATTATGTTAGGTATTATGATGATATCTTTCGTTTTAACTATATTAACTCTAAAAAAAGGACAATAACTATGATAAAAGTATCGCAAAAATGTGAAACACTAGAAGAAGGAATTAAATTCTTGATGGCTGGTGCAAAAGCCGACTATGTTGCAATGTCAACTAGTTATGGTAAGAAAGAATTAACTGGTTATTCATTAGAACAAACTAGTTTATGGGATAAAAAAACAAAAATCTCACATGGTAAAAAGTACATTAAGATTGTACAAGATACTGGTGTTTTTTGTTTTATCGTAAAAGAAGACTTTAAACATTTTAAAAAAGGTGATATATTGAAAGCCGCTGGTTACAATGCGCCTGCTTTAAATTCTGCCAGAGGTAATGTACTTACTGGTAATTATGCAATCCAATGGACTGGTCCATTATATTTAAAATAAGGAAACACTATGAAAACTAGACAAAGAAAAATATTTGAGAGAGTTGTTAACCCTCTTATAATAAAACATTTAACACCTACAAATTATAGACAATCTTGTATTTGTTCAGGAATACCAATTAAATATTTACCTTACTTTAAAGAAGTATCTGGTCAAAAAAACGCAAAGAAAATAAGATATAGATACAGAGGTAAGTCTGGTATGAAAACTCAATATAAAACTGGATTACAAATGCACTATATTAGACCTCAATCATTTTGTCATATGAATGGTGCTGATACATTTGCTATCTATTACAGATAGTCTATCCTTGCAAGGACGAATTAAAAGGTCTCATGTTTCTTACTTGATGATAGTAGTATGTACTATCGCTTTGCTATATTGACCTCTAATATTATTTAGTTTTAAGGAGTTTTACAAACTAAAGGATGTACCACAACCACATGAAGATTTGGCTTGTGGATTATTAAATACAAAGGCACTTTCAAAATCATCATAGTTATAATCTAATTCCATACCTAGTAAATATAATTCATAATCTCTACTAACTAAAAGTATATCATCAACTACAACATCATCAATTCTATCTTCATCAGCAAAAGACCACTCATAATTAAAACCTGCACAACCACCACCTTTAACATCTATTCTTACAAATTTTTTATTATGTTTATCTCTTAACTCTCTTAATCTTAATAAAGCATTATCTAATATCTTAATCATATTTTACCTCATCACGCCATTGTTCATCTAAATGCATATCGTCTAAACCTTGTGATAAAACGGTTGCTACTAAATGCACTCTTTCTATTTCACTACCATTAAAAAAATTATGATATTGTCTATTGTCTGTTAAGTATGCACTACCATTTGCCGGCATATGAAACGCCTCATTTTCAATTACCATTTTACAGCCTTTGTTTGTAATAATAGGAATATGTAATCTCATTTCAGGATCCCTATGCCAAGACAAACATGTTCTTGGTGGTTTCATTAAAAATCTAACTCTACCTATTTTCCACCTTTTGTTAATTAGATTATATACTTCTTCAACATAAGTGTTTTTAAATTCAGGACATATTTCAGTATATAAAGATTCTTTAATAGGTTCTAATCTTTGTTCTTCGTGATTAGTTGTATCAGGCATAGTCCAATATAGACCACGAATATTACCACCAGTAATTGAGTTTTCATCATCTGGTATTCTGTTTACACAAATGGCGTTAAAGTCAATTAGACTTTTATCATCTGATTTTAAACCTAGTTTACTTTTAACATCAAAGTAACATTTACCAAGTTTATCAATATCTATATTAAGGGGGTGTTCTCTGTAATATGGCATACCACTATTTAGTATGCCACACTAATTTAATTTTTTACTCTACTTTAGAAAGAGCCTCTTTTGGATTTGCTAATGGTACTAAACCAAGGTCTTTTAGATAACCTCTTTTACCACTTGCTCTCTTACTTGTAAATTCTTTTACATATTCATCAATACCAGGTATAACACCCACATGTTGATTTTTTACATAAAAGTATAATGGTCTACTTATTGGATAAGAACCATCTTGTATTGATGATAAAGATATTTTAGCACCTTCAATTGTATGTGCTTGAACTTTATCTTTTGAATTATCATAATAACTAAAACCAAATATACCAAAGTATTCTGGTTCGCCTACAAGTTTATTAATAATCAAAGTATCGTTTTCACCTACTTCAATTACAGGTCCGTCTTCTCTTAACATATAACAAGCTTTTTTACCTTGTTCTTTTAAGATACTTTCTGGACATCCTTTTTTCATTACTAAACTATTCCAAGCGTCCCTTGTACCACTTGTTGCTGGTGGCGTTAAGATTGCTATTTTATAATCTGGTAAAGAAGAGTCAATGTCTGACCATTTTTCTGGTTTTGGACCTAAATCAGCCATTGCTTTCCAAAGATGTTCTTTTGTAAAGTTATATAATTTACCTTTTACTGAACTTGTAAAAGCTATGCCATCAAGGCCTACAATAACTTGTGTAATATCGGTTACACCATTTTGTTTACATAGATTAACTTCTTTAGGTTTAATCTTTCTACTTGCATTTGACATATCAGGTGTATTAACACCAATGCCTTTACAAAATAGTTTCATACCACCGCCTGTACCAGTTGATTCAATAACAGGTGTTTTAAATGTACCTGACTTACCAAATCTTTCTGCGACTACGGTTGAAAATGGATATACGGTAGAACTACCAACTATGTTAATTTGGTCTCTTGCATATGATATAGTTGTCATCAAACATAATAATATAATTGTTAATATTCTCATTTAGGTTTCCTATGTTTT